GTCATGAGTGAGTTCTGTTTAACAGAAAATCCCTCTCATGGTCCCGGGGCAGTTGCTGGTAAGGAGCAAAATCTTGATAAGTACAATTTCGTTATACCTGACCATGTTGGGAAAGTATTTAATCCAGCATGCTTCTTTAGCGTCCGCGAGATTAACCGAACAGGGAATCATTATTACCCTGAAGGGACATCTCGTACATGTTTACCTTCGGCTCGAGTCGTCTTTGTTGAAAAAGACTCGAGAGGCCCGCGAACAATCTCATGCGAGCCAAAAGAGCTGCAATGGCTGCAACAGTGCATCGGGAGATCCCTCATGCACCACGCAGAACAGCATCCTCTGACGAAGGGACACGTTAACTTCACCGATCAAACAATAAATGGTGAGTTGGCGATTGAGGCCTCGCGTAGCAGAAAATTCGCTACGCTAGACCTCAAGGACGCTTCAGACCTCTTAAGCTGGGCCTTGGTGGCTCGGTTGTTTCCCGCCCCTATAGTCCGGATGCTGGCCGTAACACGGTCTACGCATTCAAGGCTGCCGGATGGGCGAGAGGTCAGGTTGAAGAAATTTGCTCCAATGGGAAGTGCGACGACGTTCCCGGTCGAAAGTATCGCTTTCTACGGTATCTGTGTAGGGGCGATAGCACGGCATACGGATGAGTCTTGGGCCGACATAGTACGCCATGTGTATGTGTACGGAGATGACATAATTGTCTCTAGCACGTATGCTGAAGTGTGCATTGAAGCGCTCGAACTTTTAGGTTTGCGTGTGAACATTGATAAGTCGTTCATACGTGGACCCTTCCGTGAATCCTGCGGGCGTAATGCGCTGGGGGGAGTTGTTACAACCCCCATACGCCTCAGATCCCAATTTCCGACTAAGCGCACACAGACTGACCGCATTGTCTCCCTCGTTGAGACGTCGAATCTCCTGTATTACAAGGGGTTTTGGCGATCCGCTGACTACGTTGCGAAGCAGGTGGAGGCCCAAGTGGGCACTTTGCCGTACGTTCCGTATCAGTCGGGATGTCTGGGATTGACTGGATTCAAATCAGCATTCTGGACTAGAAAAGACGAGACAGATCACGTCATCTATACAAACTGGGCTGAGTCCTATGATGCCACGGATGGCGTCTTTCAGGCTCTCCAGGCGCGAAACAGATCTTCGCGGAAAATAGGTGATGTTAAGTGGAATAGGAGACTTCACGCCCCACAGATACGCGTCATACGCGTTTCGCTGGAAGCGAAAACTGTGACTAAAGA